TGTTCATTACTATGTATTCTATTTCTTTTTGATAGTCCCATTTTTTACTTTCTCGACAAATATCATCAGCATATTTTAGTATCAGACATTTGATGCGGAAGTCTGATAAAACTTTATCATCGATAAGTTCTTTAGTCGTAGTAACTTTCAAAACAGGACCGAACAAACCTTCAAGAACTAATTTATGAGTTTTTGTTCCATCTAATGTTCCTGTGCATCCTATTCTGTATTTTGTTTTAGAAAGTCCTGACATTATTGTCGTTAGTGACTTAGCTTTGAATTGATGTGCTTCATCACCCAGAACAAAATCAAATTGTTCGAAATAAGAAGTATCTAAATTATAAATGGATTGCCAGGTGGTAATAGTCAAAAACTTATCAGTATATTTTTCTTTTCCCGAATACTGACGATGACAATATTGTTCGGAGTCATAACCATACGATTTGAAATCAGAATACATTTGTTCAACTAATGATGTAGTTGGTACTATTAATAGTCCTTTTTTACATTGCTGTTGAATGTATCTTACGATTAAATATTGTATAAATGATTTACCCGATGCAGTGGGTGATAATAATAATATTCTTTTATTTCTTATTGCGTGAACGAATGCGTATTTTTGATATTCTTTAGGTGGAAAAGGTACATTGATTGTTGATATGAAATCATCAGCCTCTTTCAGAGAGAAGTTTTCTTCAATCTCAACATTCTTATCAAAATAAACTTGATAGTTTCTGCCTATTGAGAATTTTTTTATGTATGGAATAAGACCATAATATATTTGATTAGTTTTTAAATTGAAGAGTCTTATTTTTCCATCCCAAAGTTTGTTCTTGTACTCTGGTACAAATTGATAACCAGGAACTTGAAAGGTGAAATAGTCACTTAATTCTTGGGCAACACTTCTTTCACATTGCACTCTAATGAATGCTTCATTCACTTTTGTAATTGTTAAATCATATGTAGTTCTTTTAAAATCATCTCACAACAACTGACTATTTCATCGTGTAAGGTTTTATTCGCAATACATTTTTGGATATCAATATCACCATCTAGATAAGTGCTGATATCACTCTTTAAAACAAAAGGAAATTGTTGCCATCCAAATTTCTGCAACTCCTCTGAACTCATCTTACCAGTATAATATTCCCACTTAGTTCTTTTCATTTGATTGTATTTGAACTCGGCTTCTTTTGACAACAATTTATGTCGTGAGAGAATGTTCAAATATTTACTGTGTAGTTTTGGTATATCAAGTAAGGCTTTTCCTGGCTCAGTTCTATCGACTACACTATCTTTTTCCCACTCATTCATAAGTTCATCAAGTTTAGACATAATAATCCTCCTACTTGGAGTATACACCACATATCAGAAAAAGTAAATACTATAGATTATAATTTCTCTAAATTGTAATATGTGTATCGAAGAGTTACATCAGCGGTGATAATTGTATCTGGACCTTGTTGTGTATCAAATAAAAGTCCAGACAAAGTGCTTGGAAAAACATCATAGAATTTAAATCTATACGTTGGTTTATATGATGAAGAGTATATTGTTAATGTTGCATCAGAGAATTGTGGACTAGGGGCTATCACAGAAACTCTTGAGAGATTTGGTAATTTTTTATACTCATCAAATTTTTCTGGAAAAGTCATAGCCCTAATCCAATCATGGATTTCTAACCATGATTTCATATCTTCATCAACTAAAAACGTTACAGATAGTGGTTCATATACCAGTTTTTCACCAGGTGAATATCTATCAACAAAAGGAGTATTGATAATTATTTCACCAGTAGATATTCCAGGTAAAGATAATGTTTGACAAAAGAATTGTACATTCGGTAACCGACTAAAGTTCAAAACGAATTTGTTCGGTTGTAAAACGTTTTGATTAGATGGTGTATTTGATAATTTTGTTATAGCCATATTTGTATTTATATAAAAAAGAGGAGAACCTTTCGATTCTCCTCTTTAAAGGGTTTCCCCACTACTATCTCTTCTAAGAGAGATTTAATTACATAATATTAGCGATCTTGAATGCACGGTAGTAAAGATTTGACTTTGCTGTGAGTGCACCAGAACCTTGTGCAGTACCTTCCGCAAATGGGTTAGCAACTAGACCATAACGTGTCTTGAAGCCGATCTTTGGTTGGAAGTTGTTTGTATCAACTGCACGAACCATTTGTAGAGGAACATATGGGCAATAGAACAAGCCAGCATCATAAGCATTCGAACCTTTGAAACCAACAACGCCAAATTCAGCGGTTGATGATGTTGGGAAATATGGATCGATATAAACTTTGATACGACCGAACATTGTACCAGCAAATGTGTTACCAGTATCATCAACAGTCAAATTGATTTGACCTTGCAATGCTGATTGATAATCAAGAATGCCTGCCATTGCTAGTGCAGAAGCAACATCTGACGAACAGATAAAGGTATTACCTTTTCCGCGACGAGTTGTCTTAGCAATAACGTTTGCTTCACGCTCGATTTGATAAGCAAGACCTTTGATCTTTTCAACCATCCAACGACCATTTGAATCTGTGTCTAGATCAAAAGTTCCTGCTGTAGTTGTTCCAACTTGGCAACCAACTTTAGAAACTGTATAGATGGTACGTAGAACTTCGCGATTGATCTCAGCAAGAATTTCTGTTGAGAGGATATTTGCTAATTCTGTTTCTGCATCTAGACCATGAACTGCTTTAAGGTCTTGTGCAAGTTCCATCGAGTATTCAGCTTTAAGAGCACGAGTTTTAGCAGTAACGCTTACTTTCTCGATGCTGAAACCCATTTCATTTGGTGTCAAATCTTCAGCGGTTGCTGTATCCATTCCTGTGCCAGTTGTCATTGTAGTGGCAAATACATTGCCGCTACCAAGAGCAGTATTAGCAGCAAGACCAATTGAACCGTGAGCACCAGTACCAGCATGTGCAGTGTTTGCTTCATTATAGAAAGCTTCGGTACCTGTTGATGGGACACGATTTGTGCCATACATTGAACGCATTGCGAAAATAAGACCAGTAGGACCAGTCATTGGCTGAACACCGCAAATATCATAAGCGATGAGATTCGGAAGTGAACGACGAACCAAGCTGATAAGAATTGGATCGAAACCTGCAACTGGACCAGTTCCTGTTGCGGTACCACTGAAACCGCTATTTCCTGCTGAGTTTGTTGGAGCTGTTTCGCTAAGGATTCCAGCTTCTTTCAACATTGCTTGTTGTTGATTCTCAAGAACAAGTGCTGTAACAGCTTTACGGTATGGATCTTTAATAGAGGGAAGTTCTGAGTGTTCGAGAACTGGTTCCCATTTCTTTTGTAGTTCTTCTGAAAGATACATTTAAAACTCCTTAATTAGATTTTTGTTTTTGAAATTGATTGGACGATAGCTGCCATGAGAGGATCATTGACCATTGGTTTTTCATTGGCAACTTCAACCTGCTCATTTAATTGAGCAGCGTCAGCTTTCTTTACGCCAGATGGAAAGTAGTTTTCACGAATCGTTTCAAGTTTCTGTTTGAATTCTTCCTCTGTGGAAAAATCTACACTCTCTGCGAGTGATTTCATTTTTTCAACTTGAGTGTCCGTTAAGTCACCACATACATCATGGACGATTTGTACTTTTGTTGCTTCAACAAGTTGTTTTTTGAAAGAAATATTACGTTCGATTTCTTCGTTAAGTTTTCCTTCCAAATCTTCAACTTGGGTTGCTAGTTCGTCAACTAAGTCAACCTTTTCACTTGGGACATCGATGTAATGCTCTGCAAAGAGATTACGGAGTCCAACAATGAAATCTTCTGTGATTTCAGCACGAATGCCTTTTTCGATAGCAATTTGATTTTCTTCCATCCAATGTTCAATAACATATGAAAGATAATCATTAACTTTTTCTGTCAAATCTTGTTTGACTGTTTCAACAGCTTCTTCTAACATCGAAGAATAATGAGCTTCGATTTCTTCTTCGATCATACCAATTCTATCGAGAATCCGAGCTTCGAAAACTGTTGTAACTTTTGTTTTGAATTCTTCAGAGATTGATGAATCATCACCGAATAGTGCATCAACATCTTCTTTCATTTGAGCTTTCCAAACTTTCTTTTCTTCTAGCTCAAGTTGTTCCAAATCTTCTTCAGAAACTTCTTCTTCAGAAACAACTTCAAGATTCTCATCTTCCTGTGTTTCTTCTTTTTTCATTTTCAACTGTGTATCGGATGAAGCATCAGAAGGTTTAGTTGTAGGTGCTGTAGCACTCTTTGATGTAAAACTCATTTTATGTGAGTCATCATCAGGCTTTGCATTTTGAGGTGTTGGACCTCCAGCTACTTGTACTTCGCCCTCTAGCTTTTCGGGAGGCATCGCATTCTTGCCTTTGCTGTTTGCAAGAATTTCCGCAGCAGCCTCAAAAAGTTTATTCTTAGCCATTAGGAATCTCCTTTATGTTTACTTATTTATAATTTTAAAGTTTTGAAATAAAATTCTCGAAAAGGCGAAATGCCACCTTTTCTATGTCTTTTGCTGAGGCTCTTTGTATTTGTCTCTTTGCGTTATCAATATCAACTTCAACATATCTACCTTCAACGAAAATCCATTCTCTATTCTCCATAATACCATTCACAAATGCTCCTGGCGCAGAAGGATCCGCAACAACATCAGCAGCAGTAGCTAAACGAAAATCGTCAGCAACTATACTAATACCATCTTCTCCGGGTAATAATGATCCCATACCTCTTGAAGATACACCAACACTAACATCTGATTCGATAAAACTTTTCAGTATGTTTCCGTATGGCGTGTCTAATACTTTTGCTTTTCCTATGAATCTGTTTCTATCATCTTCTTTCAAAGATACGATTTTGATACAGACTCTTTCCAAATTTAATGTAGGCGTATCAGGATGTCCTAATTCGCCCAATGCTCTATTCGTATTAATATACTCGCCAGTATATCTTTTAACTTCTTCTCTTAGAGTGTCTATTTTATATTTTCTTCTATTGCGATTAACCTCTTCACCTACAAGAAATGGACCTTCAATATAAAGATGCTTTTTGCCATCTTCTGTTGATTCTCTAATATAACGAACATTCTCAACGGTTTCTTTTATAAGTTTCATACTGGAATTCCTGTATCGACATCGTTAACATAAGTAGCAGATTTACTTAGAGATAATATAAGAGTTCCTGTAGTACCGGAATTCGTGCAATATAAATTTGATGATGAGTTTGATGAAACTACAATATCAAATTGTGATAGAGGTAAAGCGACTGACTGATATAACTCTAAAACTAAATCGCCAGTTGCATCATTGCCTCTATAAATTTTCCATATTCCATCTGAACTGGTATATACTTGAGTAATTACAGCAGAAGTAACAGTTTCGTTTACTGTCGCTGATAGTTGTGACAAGTTTATTCTTGTCGCAGTATTACCAGTAAGTCTAATTGTAGACTTCGATCTTAATGAATTTGTGATATCTAAGGACATTTTATCTTATTCCCATTGATTTGCGTTTTCTTAGAGACATTTTTCTTTTTAGTAGTGTTCTTGTCAATCTAGCACGACCTTTTGTTGCCCAATATCTTTTTAATTTTCTTGTCTTTAAAATTCTTTGTGCAGAAGGAATTCTTTTGATTGAATTACCAGAAACTCTATAACCTTTTATTGATGATCTTTTAACATTCTTTTGTACTATTATTCCGCCCTTTGCGTTTCTTCTTATTCTTCTTCTGATTTTCTGAACTCTACCAATTCTTAATATATTACTTGATGGTCTTTTTGCTTCATCCAACTCATATATATCTGATGAAACATATCTTTTAATTTCTTCTAATCGTTTTGCAGCAAGAGAATTCAATATAGAGTATATGTCTTCTCTAGCTAAATCCAATTCACCATTTACTATATTCTGTATAAGATTCATTTTCTTTTGTTGAATGCGAAATCGGATGCTTTTGAAAAGTGTGCTGGTGACTTATGTACCATATCAGCAAATTTTTTCTTGTTGTCATCATTCAGGGCTTTGTGTATCTGAACGATTGCTGATGCTGTAAAGTGATCAACTTTTCTTGTTTCTCCTGTTGCAAACTTTACTTTTTGTGCTGCTTTGCCATCAACTATTTTATGGAGAGTGTCCATAACACTTTCTTGCAATTCTGTATCATAATCTTCTGCTTGCAACATACCCGAATCTGTTTGCGTAAATTGTATAGCGAATTGTTTATTTAATTTATCATTTTTATAAATCGCGACTTTAGTATTATTTGGATATAATCTTATAGAATCTCTTTTTAATACTAAAACAACAGGAGGATCTCTAACGAATTCTTCTTTGACTAAAGGATCATCTTTAAAAATAATTTTATGTGACTTTACTTTTTTTCCTTTTGGACTCAATTTATAATCGGAAGTATCGATAACAGATTCTCTTAATGCTTTTTTAGATTGTTGAAAGATATTAGGATTATTTGAAAGTAAATCTATCATCTTATTGAAAATGTTTTGAATGATTGCTCTTTCAGCAGAAGAGAAATTTGGTTTCTCTTCTGACATTTTATTCAGAATATCATGCAATTTTCTAATCTGTGCTTTATTGCCTAAACCTGCGCGAACGAGAGCATCAAACTTAGAAAAGTCTTTCTCTTGCTCAAACAAATTTTTTAAATCTTTTAAAGATTTCATTGTTCGATTTCGGTATCTGTCAAATCTTCTTGTTCGTCTTGTTCAATCTCAACACCATTAAACAATGATGTTGCCATTTCTTTTTTCTTATTTTCTAAAGCATCGAATGCTTTTGATGCCAGCAATTCTGTTAATGCATCAACAGCGTTAGAATTTTGGTTAGCACCAACTAAATCAATAAAATTTCTTGCGTCCATTTTTATTCCTTATCTGTTATTTATTACCCTACTGAATCTCTTCACAACAGAATCTAATTCTGGTGTATCGGACTCTTCACTTCCTTTTTCTGCAACATTATCTTCTGGAGGATATTGTTCTGGTGTTGCTTGATCTTGTTCCTGATCTTGCTGAATTGGTTGCCCATTTGGTCCAAGTTGTGGTGGCTCAGGTTCGGATTCAATTTGTTTATCCATGTCTTTAATTTCTTCATCTGTTAAACGAAGAATTTTTCTCTTAACGAATTCTTGTGAGAAATAACGACCAACAAAAGGATCAATTTGCGTTAATAATTGAATTCTATTTGCTAATAT